AGTAAAACTTGAAGTTGCAGCACCAGGAACAACTGCTGATCGTATAGGCAACTCATATAGTGTTTCTGGTACAGGTGTAAACACTACAGATGGTACTACTGCTGGTAGTGTTGGTGGATTAGGTGCAGCGACTAATGGTGTAAATGCTTATACACCGATTACTGCTAGTCAGCTAACAGACGGAGAGAGCTTTAGTTATACAGTTTCACATACGACAGGTGATACTATAGGAACTTCTTTAACTACTGGTGAGGTAAGTGCTTTTGGTGATCTTACAAGCACTTCTGGAGGTACTGCAACAAATTTAGCTGGTACTGTTGATAATCATGTTGTAACAGTAACTGCGGGTGGGGCTGGCACTACAGCTACAGGACAGTATGTAACTTCTGTAACGGTAGACTAATGAGTTATGAAAAAGGTTTTACTACTGTTTTGTTTATATGTTTTACCAGCTAATGCAAACATTGTCCCTTCATTTACAACAGGTACTATGTCATCTACAACAAACACTACGACTACCATATCAGAAACAATTACAAGTAAAGATTATAAGACAGGTTATGAATATACTGTTACTGGAACAGGTATTGGACATGATGGTGGGAGTATGTCACCCGATGCAACCCAAGTTACAGGTACGGTAGGAGGTCAATCTTATACATGGACAGGAGCAGATATGACAACAAAACCAAATTGGACTCTTACAAATCCAACATCAGGAAATGCTTTCCAATTTACAGAGACATATTCTGGTCCAGGTCTACAGAATGTAACGTCAATAACAAGAGATATAACAACGGAATCCGTTACTACTACTACCTCTGTGTTCTCGCAATAATACTTAGTCCAGTAAAGGTTTTAGCTAATGCTGTAAGCCAAAGTAACAGTGGATCAGTTACTAATCAAAACTGGAATGTAAACAACGGTAGTTTTCATACTAATCAGTATGGAGGAAATATAGTCTGTCAGGGTGCAATGATGACTATAACTCCTTTTACCACCTTCAATAGTAATTATAGAAAACCTTTCGATCATAGATATGAGACACCTGTATATGACCAGACTGATATAGTTGGTGATTTTGATGATGATGGTAATGCTATAGGTGATGGCACACCTGATAATCCAGGAAATATTTTATATTATCAACAGAACTATTCTGGTACTAATAAAGATAGTTATGCACTTGGTACAGGTATAACTCTTAACTTTTCTATTCCTTTAGATAGACAGTTAGGTAAGCAATGTAAAGATGCAGCACAGACCCAGATTAATATACAGAAACAAAAGCTAAAAAACCTAGAATTAGACTGGCACATGGCAAGATTACGTCATTGTGGAGAGAAAAAGTTGGCTGGTATTCAGTTTGCAAAAGACAGTCCGTATTACAACATTTGTAAGGATATAGAAGTTGTACCTAAGAAGGGTCAGGTTTTACAGCATTGATAAGTAGTGGAGTAGTAGCAGCGACCAGAGCAATACCAGCAGCAGTAGAAGCAGCTTTAGCTGAAGGTAGATATTGGTCGATGAACTTTGTATCTTCATAGAGTGTTATGCACTCACTTTTATCATCTGATAATTTATGACCGATAACACGTTCTAGTTTTTTATCGTTACGAAAATCTCCAACCCTCTGATCTTTATCACCAGGACATTTTATAAAAAACTCTTTATCTTTTTTTTCTGGTAATTTAGGTTTTTCAGTTTTTACTTGTGGTGTTGATTCTTGTCTTCTTTGTTGTGATTGCTGCTTAGTTTCTACTATCTGTATTCTTCTTCTGTCATATAGCATTGGTTCAAATGTAGGCATTGAACCATAAGGACAGCTAATTACAGTTCCTCTTGGATCATCGTTATATAAGGCTGTATTCTTTGGAGAGGCATCTCTATGATACTTTACACATCCAGGTAGTTTTAATGATGGTAGAGGGACGTTTAATACTTGATATGGATTATGTACTGGTATATCTATCTGCGGTATTTTTATTTCTGGTATTTCCATTACATAGGTAATGAAGGTCCACTAAACTTTGGTAATTGTTTTGGTATTTCATCTTTCATTTTATTTTGTAAATCACCCATAACTTTATTCTTGAGGTTACGTTCAAATTCTGGTGATCTCATATATTGAATTGCTAAGTAAGCTCCTACACTCATTGACGAGACCATTAAGAATGAAATAATAGAAAGGATGTTAGCAATTTTGTTAAACATGATAAAAGAAATTGTAAGTAAGTTAACAGCACCACTTACGTTTGCGGTGCTGTTTCTTCTTGTTGGGTTGATGCCTCTGTATCTGATGGCAGCGATGATTCGTTCTTCTGTTGCTCCTCAGCAATCTGACGTTCGACCTCCATCATTGCACCAGTAAATTGATTGTAAGAAACAGACAGTTGATTTCTTTCAAGGCTTAACTGCGTAAGCCTTTGTTGTAGTTCTTCTAATCTAGTCATAAGTTAAGAATAGACTTTTTTACCATCATCAATAGCTTTATCTATATCTGTAAAAGATTCAGATGTCCAGATAGAAGTTGTTTCATCAAGTTTCTTATAACCCTTGATAATTTCAAGATGCTCTACATTACGCTTGATCTTGTCTTTATATTCATCATCAGTTTCATCTGATGTCTTG